TGAACTTCGGACTGAGGAGAAGGTCGCTGCAAAGAAGACGCGATCGTTCATTGTGCTATCCCTGATTTTCAATATGTTGATCAGGAAGTACTTTGGATTCTGGATTGCAAAGCAGCACCAACTGGCTGGTCGGATTTCATCATCTGTTGGAATCGACGCGAACTCGGAATGGACTGACCTGAAGAGACGACTCTGTGCAATGGGCACAGACATCGAGGACTTCGATTATACTGATTGGGATCGTTCACTACATCCTGAATGGTTCGGAGTCTACGCTGAGAGAGTCTCTGCATGGTATGGGGACAAACCGGGATCACCTGCTTTCATCGTGCGAGAGTTGCTGATGCGACAACTTGTGTTTATGAACATACAAGTTGGCAATTGGCTTCTAAGGACGCATGGTGGAAACAAGTCAGGTTGTGCTATTACAGCAGAGATCAACACAGACATCCACGACATGCTGACATACTATGTGTGGAACAAGATCTGTCGCAAGACAGGGCGGCAAGACATTTCCAGCCTGTCACATTTCCGCGAGCGCGTTGCGTTGGCACTGTACGGAGATGATATGTTAAAAGCAACGCGAAAAGATGTGACACCCTGGTTCAACGGTGACGCCATGAAAGTGGAGATTGAAGAACTGGGAATGCACATCACCCCCGGAGATAAAGATGAAACGAGAGGATTCCGAATCAAAACCATCGATGATGTCACTTTCCTGAAGAGGAGGTTTTTGACATTTGAAGGTGATTGTGGACGAGTCCGTGCACCTCTGGACAAATCAGTCATTCAGCGAATGGTGTTGTGGGTTCACAAAAGTGACAGCCCTGTAGACGCGCTGATAATGAATGTTCAAGGAGCACTGCGAGAGGCTTTTTTCTGGGGACAGGATTTCTTCGAAGACTTCACGGAAAGATGTCAAGATGCCTGGGACAGATCGAAATGTGCACGAGTGCCTTTTCCCATGGTCTACTACCAGTCCGTCTCTGATGCGTGGAATGCTGGTCATGGTGACATGATGCCAGCACTATTCCAGTTCCGTGTTGTTTCAGAGCCGGTGAGCTCTGACGAAGAAGTGTGAGATCTTTTTACTCACACATGTCCTTTTCCACTTCTTTGTTTCTGAGAGAGATCGGGTGAAATTCCCGTCCTAGGATGACGCTGAGCATTTGTTGCCAGATGAATCTGAACTCGCCTCTTAAACGAGAAGTAGCAACTGTTTTAAAATGGATAGAAATGTTTTGAAAGATGCAAACTGCTTAGAAGTGGAAGGACTTGTTTTCCTTTGCTTCGACAAACCTGGGAGGCAACCTGCTCTGT